ACTCTAATCGTTGTAGATAACCTTATGGATATCTCTAACGATGGGGGAGAAGAGTTCGCGGGTATGCGCTCTACAATTAAGGAGTTGAAATATCTTGCAAGAGATACCAATTCCGCAATTATCGTACTGCATCACACCAAAGAGTCGTATGTAGGTAATCCGTGTCAACCACGTTCTTCTTTGCAAGGCATGGTTGCTCAGTTACCTGCTCTGATTTGCACGGTAGGTTCCGACGCGCCAGGATATATAGCCGTCGCGCCCGTAAAGAACCGATATGGCAAAGCAGACCCTTCCGGGGGTACGGCTCATTGGTTACAGTTTAACCCTGAAATCATGGACGTATCAGATATCCCAGATAGGTCCTAATGTCCAGACCAATCTCAGAACTCAAACCGAGTTATGACAAGGCGATGGATATCCGTGGTAATCCAACCACGGTGTGCATCTGTGGGAGTTTCGTATGGAATCTCAAGGTAGTCTTCGCAGAGGACAACACCATTGGGATGTATTTTCTAGATATGGAGTGTGCTGACTGTGGAACACAGGCAACCGCGCCCATTGAGGAGTAAAGATGAAACTATCAACAGTATCAATAATATCCGCGATTGCAATCTTTGTGGCAACCTTGCCCCACGGTGTGGGTGCGTGGCTCGTGAAGACTACGAATCCGATAGTGGTAAAACTATCAGGAGAATCAGTGGTTTTCGCAAGTCCTAAGTTGTATGCAAAGACATACGCGAGAGCAAAAGTGAATAAGATGTTTAGCAAGCCTAACCGTGAATGGAAGGCACTTGCTAATTTATGGGGTAAGGAATCTGCTTGGAACTGGAAAGCCAAGAATCCTCACTCGAGTGCTTATGGTATAGCCCAAGTATTGGGTACACCAAGAAACTCAACAATTGAATACCAAGTGAATATGGGGATTAAGTACATAGTCCACCGCTACGACACTCCCACAAATGCGTGGAAGTTTTGGCAGAGGAACGGCTGGTACTAAATGTCGAGCAAGTCCAAGATTAAAGGGTCACAAGCAGAACGAGACGTAGTGAAATATCTACAAGAGTGGTTCCCGTACGCTGAAAGAAGGCTTGCGGGAGCCACTTTAGATAAGGGTGACATCTCTGGTATCAATGGTGTCTGTATCGAAATCAAGAACCATGCAAAGTTAGATTTGGCTGGATGGCTAGCAGAATTAGAAGTTGAAACCAAGAATGCAAAAGCGTGGACTGGTGCAGTAATTCATAAACGTAAGGGCAAGGGAAATCCTGCTGATTGGTATGCTACAATGCCTGTATCGGTATGGATAGAACTCTTACGAAAGGCTATAGGATGAGCGAAAAGCCTGATATTACAGTGATTTTAGAGCATTACGGCGCCCGTGTCCCAACAAGACATGGGTGGTTTTCTATGAAGTGTCCCTTCCATGACGATAGACACAACAGTGCTTCAGCGACAAGAGATGACAATGCATTCTGTTGCTTTGCTTGTCAGATAAAAGGTGATGGCTATGCTATAATTATGGCTAAAGAAGGGGTGGGATTCCGTGAAGCAATCGACATCGCAAAAAGAATCTTTAATGAGAGCGGCAAAGTATTACCACAGCGCTCTCGCAGAAGCGGAGGATTACCTCGTCGAACGGGGAATTACAATGGAGGCAGCGGAGAAGGCACGCTTGGGCGTCGTCTTAGACCCGCTAACGGGGCATGAAGCATACGTCAATAGACTCTCAATACCGTACATCACGAAGTCGGGTGTTGTTGACTTACGATTCAGAAGCCTCGGTCATGAAGAACCGAGATATATGGGTCTTGCTGGCGCTACGACACACTTGTACAACGTCGGAGCATTCTTCCGTGCATCTTCATACATATGCATTTGCGAAGGTGAAATCGACACGATTACCCTTGATTATGTCGTTGGCATACCGGCTGTTGGTGTCCCTGGTGTTAACAACTGGAAGAAACATTACACTCGGCTCTTGGCTGACTTCGAGAAAGTGTTCCTCTTCGCGGATGGAGATAATGCAGGCTATGAGTTCGCTAAATCTCTTGCCCGAGAGTTGTCCAATCTTGTTGTCATCCAAGCCCCAGAAGGCGAAGACGTCAACTCGGTCTACAGGTCGCAAGGTGCGGACTACTTCAAAGAGAAAATCGCAGGGGGTCAATAATGCTACTTCCCGATAGCGAAGGTATGTTCGTATGCAAGAAAGATAATTTCAAGACAGATAATCTTTTTACTTACATGGACCATTTTGGTGTGGAGTATGACTGGATGGTTCGTTTGAATCCTAGATTCAGTCTTAACTTGTTTGGCTTTCTATCTGAGATGGCTTACTTCATCAATGAGAATCGTATCGATGATGCTTGGGAGCATATACAAAGTGTCACCTTACTAATGATAAATGCTAGCGGTGAAGACTTTGATGAGTTCATTGAAGAAGCGCAAGTGATAGCAGGTAGTCAAGATATGTTCGACCAAATAGAAAGGTTTCTTGATGATGATGGAACCGACTGATTTTGAGTTATTCGTATGGGAAACCTATGATGAACTTGCTGAACTTTTATTGAGCAAGCATAAGGATTACGGGCCCAAGAACATTTCCGATAGTCCTGGTGGACCACTAAATGGTTTGCGAGTACGTATGCACGATAAACTTGCTCGCATTAACAACTTAATAGACAACAACAAAAAACCCGAAAACGAATCCCTTGAGGATTCATTCAAAGATATGGCTAACTACGCAATCATAGGACTGCTAGTGCTGAGAGGAAAATGGGATAATGGCTAAGAAATACGGACCATACAAGGGGAGCGAACAAAATGGTGGAAGACCAATCTATGTCTTCAAGAAGAAGAAAAATGGGAAGACTGTTACTACTTCTTCTAACAAAGCCCGTGTTGATTACGAAGAGTCTAATGGAAAAACTCTTCCACGCGATATGGAAGTAGACCACAAGAACAACAAAGGTCGTGCCGGTGATGACCGCAAGAACAACTTGCGTGTAGTTTCTAAGAGCAAAAACGTAGCGATGGAAAACAAGAGACGTGCTAAGAAGAAACCAACCAAACGAAAGAAGAAGAAATCGTGAGCAAAAAGAAGTCTAAAGTCAAAAGGGTAGTTGTACTTTCAGACATACAGGCTCCGAGTCATGACGCTAGAGCCATCACCGCACTTCAGGATTTCGTATATGATTTCGAACCTGATGAACTGTACTGCGTTGGTGACGAAGCCGATAGCCCGGAGCCATCTCGCTGGAACAAAGGTAGAGCCGGTGAGTACGCTAAGACATTACAATCAGGTTTAGACAAGACATCTGAGATTATGGAAGGGTTCAAAGATGTTCTTGGGGACAAGCCCTTCCACACCATGAGGAGTAACCATGGAGACAGAATTGACCACTACATCTCAAAATACGCTCCAGCACTTGCAAGCCTCCGCGCTTTGGAATATGAGGAATTGCTCAGATACCGTGAACTCGATATTAAATATCACGATAAAATCTGGCAGTTTGCACCCGGATGGGCTCTCGCTCATGGAGATGAAGGGTCTCTTCTACAAACTTCGGGCGGAACTGCGCTTAACCTTGCGAGACGTATCGGATTATCTGTCGTATGTGGACACACCCATCGGCAAGGCATCCAGCACTATCATGTCGGGTACAATGGACGGATTAGTGCAAGACTCTTTGGAGTTGAAGTCGGACACTTGATGGATTTGAACAAGGCAGATTACTTGGCTACTGGCGCAGCCAATTGGCAACAAGGATTTGCTATCTTGTACATCCGTCGTACCAATGTCACGCCTGTGACTGTTCCTATCATTGGTCGTTCCTTTACTGTGGAGGGGAAGACGTACGCATGGTAATAGAACGTTACGAAGGACTTGTTGGCGCTATCGCCTATGAGTTCTCTCGTAGATACCACATGATAGAGTCAGCAGATATCCGGCAGGAACTCTGGCTTTGGTTTCTAACCCATCCTAACAAAGTAAAGATATGGGAGGAAATGGATGAGAAACAAGCAATTAAACTTATTGGGCGTTCTCTTAGGAATGCAGCGAAAGACTACTGCCAAAAAGAGAAAGCACGTATTGTTGGCTATCGTGTGGAGGACAACTATTATTATGACAAACAAGTACTTGAGATACTCATTCCTGCTGTTATGCGTGGGGACTCCACTGCTCCTTCTATGGTTGATTTAGGGTTCACATCTACAAGGAAGGTAGCATCTGAGGGTGGCAACTGGTTTGCCATGATGAGTGACATAGATAAGGCTTTGAAGAAGTTGCCGGACGAACAGTTTAATATCTTGTATCTGCGGTTCGGTGATGGTATGGATACTGGCACGTTAGCCTCTGAACTACAAGTATCAGATGATGCTGCTAGAATGAGAGTCAACAGAGCAGTCAACAGCCTGCTTAATTTACTAGGCGGTTCAAGACCACGTAAGGAGCGGGACTACAAAGATGATGAAACCACCGATAACGTCAGAGAAAGTATTGACAGCATTGGAGAACCTTCAGAAGAAGGTGGACTCCAAGAGTTGGACTGAGGCTCCGCTAACCAAAGAAGACATTGAGATTATCGAAGACGCTTTATATGGGGCTAGTGTTTTAGTGGCGCAGGTACGTTCTTGGAATGAAGTTCATCATCATGTGACTGAAATTTTCAAACAAATAGTTGAAATGTTCAATACAACGATAGTTTTTGGAGAGGAACCCTCTGATGAGCAGGATAAGTAGAACGGCTATGTCTGTCGAGATGCGCCCAACACAAACTTTTCCGCAGGTGCGGAAATGATTTGTAGTCCGTGCGCCGTGGGTGGCTACCTCAACAGCAAGGGTGACATCGCTGCTGCCGATTCGCATAAGTTATGTAAAGGGTGTACCTGCCAGCATAAGATAGGCAGAGGTTGGTTTAAGCGTTCGGAATCCGAACACCTCAGGGCATAAAAAAAGCCCCCTACCTTTGGACAGTAGGGGGTTGCGCTTTTTTCTATGACTTAGCGTTTCCTAAGTCGTAGACTTCTTTGACTATTTCAAGTACTTCTTCGTACGAGTAGTCGTTGGTGTACAAATCTTGTGCTATCTGCTCAAGATTCATGATACGTGTACCCACTTCATAGCGGTACGAAGCAAGTTATCGTAATCGCCTGACATGGATTCAGCAAGGTATTCTTGTACATCATCTTGCGGAGCGCCCCCTTTCTCAAGGGCGCTCTTAACTGTTGCCATGATAGCAAACGCGTTGCCATCT